TTTCGTCTTGATAAAATTCAATATCAAAATCATCTAAACTTGAATCTGAAGTTAAAAATTCAATTGTATTATTTTTATATACTAACAATTTTGGATTTATTTTTGATATTTCATGACTTGTGCCACCTGTTGTCCCAATTCCAATATAATTATATGGGAATATTGATAAGTCATAAGAGTTTTCTGCTAATCTTATAGTATCTCTTGAATCTTTAACAACATAGTAGACTCCATTATCTACTAAGGGTGTAGCTGGGGTTGATGAATTATAAACAACCAAATCTCCTGTTTCAAAATCATGGTCACTAATTGTTATTTTTGATACTGTTGTTCCAATTCCAATTGCAGAATCTGTAAATGATGTTGGATTTACAACTAACTTTCTAATATTTTCATTATATCTTAAATCAAAAGTTTGAGTTCTATCAGATGTTATCTGTAATTTAAATTCATCATTTAGTGATAAACCATGTTGTTGACCTGTAGTTGTAGCAGTTGCCACTGTTACAGTTCCATTTACTCTTCTTAAAGAACCAGTAAGATTATCTGTTATTGTCTCAATTTTATTATCATCACCTGCTGTTGTTTGAACTGAAGTGAAAAATAGACTATTAGTTGAAAATCCAACTTTGATACTAGACAATCCAACAAATTCATCATTAAATTTAATACAATAGAACTTATCAATAGTAGACAAATCAAAATCACTTGCCAAACTCGCAGTTCTTGCTGCTCTGATTGTAGATCCAATTGAAACTAAATTTACTTCATCTCCATTTTTAAAAGGATGATTTGGTAGATATATTGCTTTTGGTGGAATTGATTTATTAATAGGTGTAGTGCCTGCAAATCCTACAACCACATTTGTAGTTGTACTTCCAATACCTACAGATTTTGCTCCTTCAAAATACCTTGCTTTAGATAATTCTAAATTTTTATTTTCTATTTTTTTCGAAACTGAATATGTAAATTCTGTTTCCAATCTAGTAATTAATGTTCCTGAAGTATGAGATGCAGGAGAAGTTGAGTTATATCCTCTTCTAAGTCTATATTTGTTATTAACATCATCATGATTTATTACTAAAAATTGTTCTGAATTAATTTGAATAACATCATTCACTTCAAATTTGCGATTGGTAGTAGGATCAGAGAATGTAATAAATGTTGTGATTCCAGTAGTAGCAAGATTTGGTATTGCTTCTGATAAAGAAGAAGTTACCGTGGATAATCCAATGGTTCTAACTCCTTCTATATTTTTATATGAAATTGAGGATATCCCAGATATTTCAACAATGTCTCCACCAGAAAGACCATGAGGAACTGTTGATAAACCAGTAACCTCACCATCAAGTATTGAAAATTTTAAATTATCTACTATTGTATTTGTTGTTCCTACAGATACTATTGATTTACCTACAATTTCATCAACACTAGCAGTTATAGTTGGATCGTTAAAAGTCAATTTATCATTTACTTTATATCCTGTTCCAGATTCGTTGACAGTAACTTTTGTAATAGTTGAAGAATCAACACCATCAACTTTTATTATTGCTTTTGAATTTAATGAATCATCAAGTAAAGGGTATCTTCTAAATTCATCATTTAACCCTAAATGAGTCACATTCCTTTTGTAATCTCCAGTATTTAAAATACTATCAGATTGAACATTTGTTACATCATAATTAAATTCATCAGTTGCATTTCGATGTAAAAATGTAATATATGGAAATGATGGATTTTTAGTAGTTTTGTCTATAGTTGAAAAATAAGCATAAGTTCCATTTGGAAAATCAGTATTTTTTACAAATTTACCATTATGTTCATCTAAATCACCACTTTCCTTATAAACATAGTCTTGCACAAAATATCCGTTTTGATAAGAGGGTCTTAAATTTGTATCTCCTTCAATATCAAGTTCATAACTAGATTGCATAAATGTGGTAATTCCAGAACTATTTTCACTAACTGGCCCGTAAATTGGATTTCCATCATATGCCCATCCAACTATTTTTGAGTGACTATCGCTTGATTCTACAAAATTTGAGTCAATATTGTCTCTCAGTAAACGACGATATTTCTTAACTGGATAGAATGAACATATTTTATTGTTATTAGTTAGAGATATTGCCCTTACTTGAACAAGTTCAGAATTATTTTGAGTCAATACATGGTCATATCTCTCTACTGAGTTTATTTTCCATTCATGTACTTCAGATCCAATGATTGATTCAGATCCAGCAGGTATTACTTTTATAGATGTATTATTAGTATCATATCCTGTTCCACCAGAAATTATATTAACACTTGTTATTTTTCCATCAGAAACAACAGATTCTAGTTTAGCAAATCCTCCAACTGTTCCAGATGTTCCACCAACTCCAACTACTTCAAGTTCTGGAGGTGTTGTGTAATCAGATCCAGAGTTTAATATATCAACACCAGTTATTTTTCCTTCTGATATAATTGGTACTATGAACCCATCTTTACCTGTTAATAGTTTTATACTAGGTCTACGGAGATAATTTACAATATTTGTAACACCATAACCAACCCCACCATTTCGAACAAAAACATTTTTTAATCCACCTTTAACTATTGCTTTTGCGGAAGATTTATAATAATCTGGAATTACTGTTGTTGTTCCAACAGAAACTTTACCATCAATCTTAACTTCTATGTCTGGGTATTTAAATGTATGAGTTCCAACTCCAACATTACCTAGATTTACATATATCTTTCTATCATAATTTGTATTTGATATAATAGTTGATGTTCCTGCATCACTTAATTTAAATTTATCATTATTAATAACGGTGACTTTATATACAACTGATGTGGATAAACCAGATATAACAGTATCACTACAGATATACTCTAATACATCACCGTTACTAAAATTGTGATTTTTAGCATAAATGTAATTATTAAAAGTATTAATACCAACGAATGTTTTAAATAAGTCTTTTTTATCAGTAGGAGGGTATTGTTGAGATGATATTAATACTCTATGATTAGAATAATTCGAACCAGAATTATTAACTACAATTTTATCAATTACTTGTCTCTTTTTATTCGATCTAAAAGTATGACTTTGATTACCAAATGCGAAAAGATCTAATAATTTAGTTTTAGTAAGTGCTCTATTTTTTGTAGTTGCTAATTTAAATGAATTATTAGTAATTTTGGCAATAAAGTAATTACTTCCAGATGATAATCTATCAGTAGTAAATCCAACATTAACTCCAGTATTAATTCCAACTGGAGTTCCTGTGGCAGTATATGTTACCTCCTCTCCATCTAAAAATCTATGTTCACCTACAAATGTGTCATCTGTTAAATTTACATCAAAATCAGTAAATGTCTTACTATGAGTAAGTCCTCTCATTTTTACTTCACATATCGCACCAGTTCCATTACCACCTGTAATCCTTGCAGAAGGAGTCTCAGAATAGTCAAATCCACCCTCATTTACAATGATCTCTGACAAACTACCTGAAAAATTTGCATACGCCTCACAACCGCTTCCAGAGTCGTCTGTGATTGATATTGTAGGTGAATTTACTACATTAAAATCCTTTCCAGAACCTAAAACTTCAATATTATCAATCTGTCCATAATAAACTGCATCATCAGAAATTGGTGAATGGTATTCAGTACCATTTAATGATAATCCGACTGGGCCACTTATATTTGAATTATTTTTTGCGACTTGTGGATTTTTATAAATTCTCTTAAAACTGTTTTGATTAGTTAATTTTTCTCCATCATACAAACTTGCAGGTGTTATTGTATGTGTTCCAGTTCCTACACCATTATATTTAATTTCCTCAAAAATATTCCTATAAAGATTTGATGGATTTAATGCTAGTTTAAAAGTATTTTCATCAACAACATTTACATAAAAATATCCACTAACACTACCAGATATTCCAGAATCTGATGAAATTGCTAGATAGACTCTTTCCCCATTTACAAATTTATGGTCATTTACAGTGATTGTACTTGCATTTGTACTAATTCCAGATGAAGCAACTGTTTTTGACCTATTTGTAGTTTGAGTATCAAAAGATGGGTATCCAGAAAAAGCAACATAGGTGTTTTTATCAGTATCTGAAAAAGAATTCTGTATATTTGATAAAAGTGATGTAATACCAAAATTAGATGAAGCATAGTTTAACTTTTTCTTAATTATGTAATCACCAAATATGATAGAACCAAATGAAGTTCCTCCAGTAATTAAAAAACGAGTTGAAGTATATACATTATCAACTACTGCATCTTGTATGATTAGTCCACCAGTATCTTTAAATATAATATCAACTTTATCACCAATTTTTAAGAAATGTTCGGTTAATGTTTCAAAAGTTGTTTGCCCAGCTTGATGTTGTTGAACATCAATGTACGAAAGGTTGTTATAAAACCAAGTATTAAACTTTTTATCAGATACATCGTACTTTTCACCTAAATGTTTAACTCGAATAGAGTCTTTTAAATCAAAATACTTAGTAACATTAACATTATCAGAAGCACCAGAGATAGACCCAACTACTCTCATTTGACATATCTTAGTTAAATCGTTATCTTCATAACCATAGACAAAATTTAAGTCTATGATTGGTTCAGATTCTGTTAACAGTTTAGAAATACCAGTGCATCCAAAAAATTGATTACTTGATTTGGATGTATACTCTGCCAAAGTGTAGATATTGTCTGCATTAGGATAATAGAAATTACCTGTTGCTCCAAATCCAATTGTAGAGTCAACCGTTAAAACTTCTGTTGTAGATGCAGTTCCAACTACTTTTGTTTTTGTTGAAACTTTAAATGTATCATTTATTGTACCTTTTGAAAAAGATATTTGGTAATATTTTTTATTTCCTAAGTATTTTGTCGTGACATTTGATACTGCACCACTTGCAGTTGGATTAGTAAAGGAATTTTGATATATTTTGACACCAATTAAGTTTAGAGGATTACCAGAAAGAACTTCAACTACAATATCATCAGTGACATCCCATTCTGCTTCAGATGGCATGAATGTTTGATCAAAAGGTTTGATAATTTCAACTTGCTCTCCATATAATACTTGAAAAAGTATTTGTAATGATGTGTCGGTTCCTTTTGAACTATAAAAGTCTCTTGCTCTTGATAATATATTTTCAACATTCAATCCATAATAAAAACTTCTTCCTTCTAAACCAGGTAAAAAGTTTTTTCTAAACTTTTTATAAAATTCAGTTACAAACAGAAAACTTAAGTTTATTACTGATGAATTTACAACATGTGCTGAAACATTCGTATCACTAAATGTCAAAAACTCAGGATTACCAGCAGTTTCAATTTCAGATATACCACTAAATCCACGAATACATCCAGTGAAAGAAGTTTCAGTTTTTCCAGTATATGTAATAATCTCATTATCAATTTTTAATAATCCATATGAATCTGGAAATCCAGTTGTCTGATTTACACTGATTACATCATCATATGCGTATAAAAAAGAAGATATTAAAACTGGTGACTCTGGAGTTGCACTATTTGGTGCATTAACCGTTTGCTTTTCAACTAAAGAAATATCAGCAACAGTTGATATTTTCTTAAAGGATGAAATATGATCAGCTAAGTATGTTGTTCCATACTCACGCTCCTCAGATTCATAGTATTGAGTTAAAAACTCTTTAAAAAGTGGATTATCTGCTTGTATAAAATCTGGTATTTGACTACCAAGAATATTTGAAATTTTTACTTTTTTATCAGACATCAGTTATCTTGTATATTTTTTATTACTAATGAAACTAGATGGCGGTGTGTAATTTGTTCCTGATACATTAGATCCAGAAACAATAACGTCCTCTAATAGGTTTAATTTACTATTTCCTGTAGTATCTAGCACAATATAAAGGTTCTCTTTTGCCACGATATCATTGGATTCTGGAGTAACTTCAATTTCAACTCGATTTGATAATGTTGATGATGTAATAGTCACTGGAAATAGTATTACTTCACCTTTTGTATAGTTTACAGTGCCTGCATTGTTGTTAATATATGTAATTACACCATTAACAATAGTAAAGAACTTAACAACTCCTGTAAGTTGATCATTATTTGGAAAATCTGTCAAATATACATCTCCATCAACCCCTTCAAGTTTAAATGCAGAAGAACGAACATTAAATCCTTCTAAATCAGCATGAAACTTGTTTCCGTAACAAACTTCATAGGTTGCAATCGAATTGTAGGAGGGAACCATATTCCTTCTTATTATAAGAGTCGTAATATTTGAGGTTATTCCAGTATCAACCCTATCAATTTGAGAAAGTAATTTACTATACTTCAATCTTCCACCAAAAGAGTTAATATCTGATGATTTTGAGTAAGTTTCAATTGCAGATAGTATTCTTGTTTGTAAATTCAACTTATCAGCAACAAATCCTGAGTCATATGACACAGTTGAGTCAAATTCAACATACAAATACATCAAATCTAAAAATTCTTGCTTAATTCCAGCTACTGTATATCTCTTTAAGTCATTTTTAATTGAATCCTTTGCTACTGCAGACAAAAATTCACCATTTTTTGGTTTAACAGTAATATAAACCTTTCCAAATTCAGGTGGATCCAGTTCTTCTCCACCGTAAGCACTTACAGAGTCAATATTTGGATATAAAAAAGGTATCAAACTCTTATAATCATTAGGTGTGACTGCTCTATACTGTGATGCATAGACTCTTGGAGCAAGATATTTGATATTGTCTATAGATTCTATCGAATCACCGTTTTCAGACGACTGCATAGTCGTTAGAAGGGATGTGTTACTTGTAATATCAACATCCACTCCACCAGAAATGTATGTTAATCTTCCAGAAAACGTAAAATTAGCAGCATTATTACCATCATTCCCATTTGTAACGATATAAGTGACTGTGATTACTGCACCGTTTGCTGGTTTTTTACCTAAAACATTATCACCAAACATAATTTGGTATTTTTCATCATCTACCTCTTGAACTAAGAATAATCGAGACTCTGAATTGACATCAAATATGTTAGTATATGCGTTATATGTCAAAATACCACTAGAATCACTTACTTCAACACGAATTGAAGAGGTATCGATATTTGCATTAGGTAAAATATACCTTTGATTTGTTTGTGAACTGTCCACAACAAAGGTTTTAGTTAGATAATTACCCTCATAGATTGAAATATTATTAAAAGATGCAAGTCCATCACTAGTCGGAGTCACTGTAATGTCTTCTGGTATTGAAAATGTATAGTTTCCACCTTGTACAGATCCTAATGCGACTAAACCTGCATTTAATTTAACTTGTTGTGCACTTATTGATGATACATCAACATTAAAACTGACTGTTGCAACTGCTGATTTCTTTGATCTTGGTACATAACCAATGTTTCTTGCTAATGATACGACATTTTCACGTAAAGTTGCACTATCAATGAAGGATTCATTAACAGCCATGTTCGTATTGTAGGCAGTTATATAAGAGTTATACGCAAGAGTGTCAATTAATATAGAAAAGTTAGATCCTTCAAAGTCAAAATCAGAGAAATTTGAGTTTGATCTCAAGTAATCTTTGATTTGTGCTCTTAAAGTATTAAAATCGAGGTTGGTAAACTGTGTAAATGACATTATATCCTAGTCGGTTGAAGTAAAAATTCGATATTTTGTGTCGGAAATGGTAATCCTGTAATTTCATACTCAACTCTTATCTGTAATTCGTATGAATCAACTAAAGATTCAACAATAACATTAGTAAGTGTTATTCTTGGTTCATAGTTTTTAAGTAAAACAGTGATTTCTCTTTCGATAAATGATGAAATGTCATCTAAATTTGTTTCAAACAACGAATCTTCGATTGATGTACCCAATAGTTCGTTAAAAAATCTCTCATTTATGCGTGTTCGGCATAAATTGACGACTGATTTCTTGATTGCATCTTCATTCTTCAGCACAGTCACATCATTTGTGACAGGATGCTTCGTAAATGACAAACTAATGTCCTTAAATGCACGAGAAATTTTAACTACCATTCATTTTGATATATTTTTCCTAATATATCTATAAGGGTTTTTTAATATTATGTTTATTTATTAGTCTTCTTTCAAAAATTCAGGTTTTTTCTCTTCTTTTTCCTCATAATAAGCATCAGCATCGTACTCACTAATCAGTTTTTTACCACTTTTGATGAATTCTTGCGATTTGTCCATTTTAATGACCATTTTATCCTCCGTATTGGTTTTATTTATCCCAATTCGGGATCCTCTTTGCGTTCTTTGGCAGTTTTCCAGAAATAATTCTCTTCTGAACCTAATCCGTCACGATCATGACCATTCTCTACCTGATAATACACAGTTGATACTTTAAAATCAGGATTCTTAGGTTTCTCAGGAGTGATACTATTATCATATATCCTCATTCTGTTGTTTGGATAGAGACAAAACTGCCCATTGTCTAATTCTAAGAGATTATGACTCTTATGTTCAGCAGGTTGTTCACTTGTAGAGTAGTCTATGGCAT